GCATATTGGAATGCAAAGCAAGATAGTATAACATTAACGACTATAGGTTCTACTGGAGCAGCTACATTTGTAGCCGATACTCTAAACATACCGGATTATTCATTAAGCATACCTGTAATTACACCTTCTGCCCTTACAAGAGTTAATGATACAAATGTAACGTTAACATTAGGAGGAACACCTAATACTTCATTATTACAAGGTGTTTCATTAACATTAGGATGGAGTGGAACTCTTGCAGATTCAAGAATAGCTTCTGCTTCAACTTGGAATGCAAAACAGGATGCAATAACATTAACAACAACTGGAACGAGTGGTGCTGCAACATTAGTTGGTTCAACACTTAATATACCACAGTATTCAGGAGGCGGAGCTTCTTATACATTCACGTCTCCTTTAGTAGATACAGCGGGTACAGTTACAATAAACCAATCTAGTTCAACAGTTAATGGGTATTTAAGCTCTACTGATTGGGGAATTTTCAACGGAAAACAAAACGCATTATCAGGCACAGGATTAGTTAAGTCTACGTCAGGTGTAATATCTTATATTACCGATGACTCTGCAAATTGGGATACAGCTTACACAAATCGTATAACAAGTTTAACTACTACAGGCACCGGAGCAGCTACTTTGATAGCTAATGTATTAAATATACCAACCCCACCGACCGCAGCTTTTACATCACTTACAACAACCGGTTCGTCAGGAGCTTCAAGTTTAATAGCGGGAGTATTAAACGTTCCTGAGTATACATTAGCAGGCCTTGGCGGTATATCGCTTACATCATTAAGTTCCACAGCAACGGGATTGACATATACAAATACAACTGGAGTATTCAGTTTAACTTCAGGGTATTTAATACCTACAACAGTAAGTTATAACAATACCAATTGGGATACCGCGTATACTAATAGAATAACAAATCTTACGACAACCGGAACAGGAGCCGCGACTTTAATTAGTAATGTGCTAAATATCCCAACACCGCCAACTGCGACTTTCACATCACTTACAACATCAGGGTCTTCTGGATTATCAACCTTAATAGGAGGAGTATTAAATGTTCCTGGATATACTTTAGCAGGATTAGGAGGAGTTCCAACAGGTAGAACCCTTACAATAAATGGAACTGCTTATGACTTAACAGCTGATAGGACTTGGAGTGTTGGTACTATTACAGGAGTTACCGCAACAGGGCCAATAACCTCATCAGGAGGCTCTGCGCCAGTTATATCTACCTCAATGGCTACTAATAAACTTATTGGTAGATCTACGGCAGGCACGGGCGTAATGGAAGAAATTACAATTGGAACAGGACTTAGTTTATCAGCTGGAACTTTGTCAAGCGCAAACAGCGGTACAGTAACAAGTGTAGGTTTAACAATGCCTGCAGCTTTTACTGTTTCAAATAGCCCAATAACAGGAGCAGGTACAATTGCTGTTACAGGAGCCGGCACTGCAAGCCAATATATAAGAGGAGATGGTGCTTTAGCTACTTATAACCCCGGTGGTGGTGGCGGCGGAGCTTCTGTATCTTATTACTTAAATGGAAGTGTATCTCAAGGAACAATAGGAGGAGTTGCTTATAAAGAAATGAATAGCGTCCCTGTTATTGGAACAGGTACAGATTTTACTATAAATGCAAATGGATATATTGCTCAGTTTATTACAGACGCAGGAGATCCGAATAAATTATTAATACCCGCAGGTAATTGGAATTTTGAAACATATTTTAGTGCTTCGTCAGCAGGAGGTTCTCCTTCGTTCTATGTTGAACTATATAAATACGACGGCGCTGCATTTACATTAATTGCCTCATCTTCAGCGACTCCTGAAAATATTACAGGTGGCACAAGTATAGATTTATATTTTACAGCATTAGCTATTCCGGCTACCGCGCTACTTGTGACGGATAGATTAGCTGTTAGATTCTATGTTACGCATAGTGGTAGAACAATCACGATGCATACAGAGAATAGTCACTTATCTCAAATTATAACAACATTCTCAACAGGGTTAACCGCTTTAAATGGATTAACTGCACAGGTACAAAATTTTGCCGTAGGAACATCAGGTGCTGATTTTAATATATCATCTGTAACAGACACGCATACATTTAATTTACCAACAGCATCTGCATCAAATAGAGGTGCATTAAGCACAACAGATTGGAGTACATTTAATGGAAAGCAAAATACAATAACTCTTACAACAACAGGCACAGGAGCAGCTACTTTTGTATCAAATACATTAAATATACCTACTCCAGCCGCAGGAATTGGAGGTTCAGGAACAACAAGTTACGTACCAAAATTTACTTCAGCATCAACTATTGGAAATAGTTTAATATTTGATACTGGAACTAGAATAGGTATAGGAACTATAACTCCATTTTCTGCGTTAGATATTCTGGGAGAGGCTAATGGAGGTATTCGTGTATTTGGGCCTGGAAATCAAGGTAGAATACTATCAGTAGATACGGCAGCTGGAGGGGCTACAATAGTTCTTAACCCACAGTTTAGTACAGGAATTCCCGGAATTGAATCAATTGGGGCTTTCCCAATAGTGTTTCAAACCAACTCTTCTGAAAAGATGCGTCTTACGTCAGCTGGGGATTTAGGTATAAATACAATTGCTCCTTCTGAGAGACTTCACGTTGTAGGTAGTGCAAGAATTACAGGAGCTATATATGATTCTGCTAACTCACCGGGTACTGCAGGACAAGTTCTTTCATCTACAGTTACAGGGACTTCTTGGGTAGCAGGTAGCGGAGGAACAGTAACTTCAGTAGCAGCTTTAACATTAGGAACTATAGGAACGGATTTAAGTTCAACTGTAGCAAATGGAACAACAACACCTGTAATAACTTTAAATGTACCAACAGCATCTGCAACTAATAGAGGTGCATTAAGTTCTGCAGATTTCACAACTTTCAGCAATAAATTTACATTACCAAGTTTAACAAGTGGCTCAGTATTATTTTCTAATGGATCAACTATCGCTCAAGACAATGCAAACTTCTTTTGGGATGATACTAATAATAGATTAGGTATTGGAACGGCAAGTCCTGCTAAAACTCTTGATGTTAATGGAGACGCGCTAATAAACGGATTAACTGTTGGTAGAGGAGCAGGGAACGTATCTTCCAACACGGTAGTAGGGGCAAGTGCATTTGTTGCTAATTCAACAGGGATTAACAATACCGCTATAGGAGAGGGCGCAGGAAGGTATATTGAAGGAAGCGGGAATACTTTCATAGGGGCTAATGCACAGAAAAGACCTTTAGGAGACAATTTTATAGGTAGTGATACGCTAAGCATTTCTAAAAGCTCTTCAGCTTCTGATGGGTATCCACATTTTTGGGCCCCTATTACTGGAGTAGCAAATGATGGGGGAAGCGACGTTCCTTTGTTTTTAAGTGCTAGTGTATATTCAGGATTCTTTACGGATTATGTAATTCAAGAAGATTCTGCTAATAATATTATGCAAAGCGGAACTATTAGAGCAATATTTAATGGTGACGGTTCCATAATAACCTGGTCCAATGATAATATACTATCAATTGGCGATACTTCCGGTATTACTTTTGATGTAGCATGGAACGGTACAGAAATAAAATTATACGTATTTAATGATTTAGGGAATACTTACCCAATAAACATAAATACAACATCAAGACTTATATTAAGAAAACCTTTAACATAAAAAAAATATGCCAGCATTTACAACTTTTAGTTCAGGACCAAATCAAATATCAAACCTAACATCAGGGTGGACACCTAAGATTATATATAGTTTTCAGGTTCCCGACTCAGCTGCTCCCCTGGTTGCCCCTGACGGATCCGTATTTGGTGCAACGAGCGGAATAGGCGGTAGTAAAGGTAGCATAAGTTTACCGGCAAGTTATTTTGAAAAACCAAATATTAACTCCGGTAGAACTATAAAAATAACTATGTATTTTAGAATAACACAAGCAAATAGTGCAGTTAATTTAAAAATAGGGTTAAATGAAATTGGCGTAGGAAAGCTTTTAATATCTCCTAGTTATGTTGGATCAGTTAGCAACGATGGTAACACTAGTTATTGTAGGTTTGAGTGCTTTCTTAATGTATATGATACAGGTACCGATATAAAACTTCAAGTTAATGGAGGTATAATATTTCCATATAATTCTACGTATGACACAAGAGCAACATCAACCAGTGATACCATAGTGCTAACTAACGGATATGTTCCGTATGACTTATATATAGAAAGCAGTTGTGCTAGCGATATATACCCGTCAAGTATTATAGTAGAAGAAATAGGATAAAAATAAAAAAATGAGTAAAGAGCAAATAGATATAATAATAAGCAAATGGATAAGTAGAAAACTACTTGTGTTTTTAATTGCTTGTTGCGGTTTATTTTCAGGTAGTTTAACTTCTAATGATTGGGTGATAATTGCAACAGTATATATCGGTATCGAAGGAGCAACAAATATTGTAGAAAGATTAATGAAAGCAAAAACTAATAAAGATGAAAATTGAGGTTAAAAGATTGCACAAGTGTGAGAACTCTGTAATAGGTGAATTAACAATCGACGGTGTATGGGAATGTTATACACTCGAAGATGTAGAACGTGACGTAAAGATTAAAAACGAAACCGCAATACCAAGAGGAACTTACAAAGTTATAATCAATCAATCAAACAGGTTTAAAAGACTATTACCATTATTATTAAATGTACCAGGATTCGAAGGCGTGCGTATACATAGCGGAAACAGTAATCACGATACAGAGGGTTGTATATTGGTTGGCAGAACTCGCTCTAAGGATTTTATAGGGCAATCAAGAAAAGCATTTGATAAGCTATTTGAAAAAATGAAGAAAGCAAAAGATATAACCTTAACAATTAGATAATGAAAAAGCTGTTATTAATTACATGCCTAATATTAATGTCATGCGGTGCTCGCAAGGTTGTTATTGAAAAATCAACAGTAAAGAAGGATAGTATTGCTACAGTAGAAGTAAAAGTTATAACTACAGAAATAAAACAAAAAACGGATTCTACAAATGTAGCTACAACAATAGATGATCACGAAATAACGATTACGCCAATTGATACATGTAAAGAAATTATAGTAGAAGGCAAAACTTATAAAAATGTTATTTTAAAGATCAAAAAAACCAAAACTAATAGTTTATATACAAATAATAAAAAGGAGTCAGAAACAAAGCGTATTGACTCCGCAGCAACTATTAAGGTAAATAAAACAGAAGAGGTTACTGTAAATAATAAAAAAATAGATAAGCCAGCAAATTATTGGTGGATTCTATGGCTAATTATATTAATACTAACATTATATCAATTATGGCGAAACAGACTGTCACTGCTAAAACTATTGTAAAGGATATATCAAGACCTGGTATCCATGCAAAAACTAAGACTTCTAAAATAAAAACTTCTAAACTTTATAAGAAAGCATATAAAGGCCAAGGCAAGTAAAAAACGGAAAATGCATGTGATATATATACTATATCAAATCAAATCAAATTAAATTATGTCAGATGCAATAGTTAAGAATCTTAGCTTTGGGCAAGATGCTCAAGACAAAGTGTTCGAAGGTATTACAAAGTTAACAAAAGCAGTGAGTTCAACACTCGGAGCCGGTGGTAAATGTGTAATGCTAGAAGATAATCAGGGTAGACCAATTATAACAAAGGACGGAGTTACCGTTGCAGATAGTGTTATTTTATTGGATCCAGTTGAAAATATGGGAGCAAGACTTTTAAAAGAAGCTGCTCGCAAAACAGTTAAAGAAGCAGGAGACGGTACAACTACCGCAACTGTATTAGCTCATGCAATATTAAATGAAGCTTACAAAGTTCAAGCTAAACATAATGCAAGAGAAGTAAAGCAAGGTATTGAATCAATGACTAATCAAGTGATTACTTATTTAGAATCAATTGCGGTACCGGTTACAGGAGATATGATTGACAATATTGCAACTATCTCAACTAACAATGATCCAGTATTAGGTAAGATTATTGCCAATGCGTTTAGATCCGTTGGAGAGACAGGAATTGTAATGATGGAAACATCAGCATCAGCCGAAACAGAAATAGAAGTAATTGAAGGTGTACAATACGATAAAGGTTTAGTTAATTCACATTTTATAACTAACCCAAACAAAAGGATTGCAGAATTAGAAAACCCAGTTGTATTAATTATTGAATCACCAGTGGAAAGTATAAGACAAATACAGTCAGTACTTGAACACGTTATAAAAGCAAATAAATCTTTATTGATTATTGCAGATATGGAAACAAACGTTCTATCTGCTCTTGCAATGAATAAAGTAAAAGGAAATATAAAAGTAAATGTAATTAATGCGCCAACTTATGGTGTTAATAAAAAAGATACCTTAATGGATCTTGCCTTATTAACTGGCGCAACAATTATAAATGAAGATTTAGGAGACGATATGGATTTAATACTACCAGAACATTTAGGTAGTTGTTTAAAAGCCGTAACCGATGATTCAGAAACAATATTACAAGTTAATAGTACAACTGAAGAAGTACAACTATTAATTGATGAATTAAAAACACAACTTGAAGGTAAACTTAATCCTGCTGAAGTTATTCGTTTAGAAAGAAGATTAGCAAGATTATCCGCAAAGGTTGCTGTTGTAAAAGTAGGCGCTAATTCAGATGTTGAATTAAAAGAAAAAGCAGATAGAGTGGAAGACGCGATATGCGCAACTAAAGCGGCTATTAAAGAAGGTATTGTTCCAGGAGGAGGAATTGCTTTATTAAATGCATCACAAACATTAACCGGAGTTAATACCGGAGAATGGGTTTTACTCGATGCAATTAAAGCTCCTTTTAATACCATACTGACAAACGCAGGAATGGAGGATACAATGACTAAGTTTGTAGAAGGTGAGGGGTTAAATGTAATGACTGGTGATATTGTTAATATGATTGAAGCGGGGATTATTGATCCATTATTAGTTACAAAATCTGCACTGAGAAACGCAGCATCTGTGGCTGTTACAATATTATCAACTGATTGTGTAATCAATAATTTACGCGTATCATGAAAGCAATAGGTAACAACATTATAATTTCGTTAAAGAAAACGGGATTAAGCAAAACAGAAGGCGGTTTACTTTTAGCAGAAAAAGATAAAGAGAATATAAGATATAAAGAAGCTGTTATAGTTTCTATAAGTGATGAGATAAAAGCGTTGAACGTTGGGGACATTATCTATTATGACAAAAGTGCCGGTCACGGTATTGAATTTGAAGGTCATGATTATAAGGTTATAAAGTTACAAGACGTTGTAATTGTTTTATGAGAAAGCTAGAAGCAAAGGATGTAAAAAGTCTTGGCTTATTAAAACATTACAGGTTGATACGCAGATGGGCTTGTAGAAATAATGATTTAACTGATTCTGATCTGGAATTACTAATATACTTTGATTGCATGGAATTCTTTACCAAGCAAGATTATAAGATTGGTACGTACGCTTACAGTTGGGACAATAAACGCTGGAACAATTTGTTAAAAGAAGGGTGGATAGTAGTGTGGCGAAATAGAAACCATACAACCCAAAAATACAACATATACAAAGTTTCATTTAAGTGTAAACAACTGATAAACCGAATGTATCGTATAATGCTAGGTGAAGAGGATATTCCAACAAGACCAAGGAATAATAGTATAATGAAAGGTAAAACATATACAGATGTAGTATTGCAAACTGCAATAGATCATTTGAATAAAGATAAAACAAGGAATCATGGCATATAAAATGAAAAATAGTCCTTTGAACCAATTTGGGTCGTTGATAGGTTCGATGGCAAATCTAGCTAGCCAACAAAACCAAGCGCAGATGCCGGCACAATCGTTGCCACAATCGCAATTATCAAACGCGTTTGGAACAAGCTTATCAGGAGCTATGAGTAACGCGGCCACTCGAGCAATGCAGGCACAACAATTGCAACAAGGTACAGGGACAGTGACTAATGCCGTACCCGCAATTGCAGCACCACCAAAAGCAAATGCCAATACAACAACAAGAGCGCCTCAAAAGTACAATCCAACTAGGCCAATTCGTGTTACTGGTACTCGAGTTAAGCCTGTTCAACCTATTCCTGCTGCGGTTAATCCGTCTGCAATGCAACCTGCTCCGATTAACCCAAAAGCAATTGGTAATCCAGCGGCAGTGCAAGGTGTATATGGTAATGCTAATGCAGATACTTTTACAAGAACAGTACCCGGGAATGAAGCGCCGATTATGCAATTAGCAAATCCAGAATTATTACAAGACGGTCCTCAGTTACCGCCACAAGGAGTAGAAACAAGTGTAACGCCTACATTAGGCTTTGAAAACAATTAATTATGAATATGAATTTCAAAAAAAATCCAATAAGCATACACGACAGAGAAGCTAGACTATCTGGGGTAGGAGCTAACGTATTATGGGACGGTCCATTCGATTCAACAGGAATGCCTAAAAGTCCAGGCAATAGTTCTGGAAAAGATGGAATCAAACTTAGATTTGATCAACCGAGTTGTTCGCCTGAACCTATAACACAAAGAGCAAAAGCGAGAAGATAATGCATACACCCGATCTAAAAATGTATTTACTAAATGCGGTAGCACTCATAGTAAGTCTTAGTGATAGAGTAGAATCTACTTTAAAAATAGTATTATTATTAGTGTCTATTGTATATACATGTATACGTATTTTAGATTATTTTAAAAGCAAAAAAATAAAAGAATAACCAACAATTAAAACCAAAACAAAATGACAAATTTTATTTCAATTCCTGTAACTAGCGGAACAGCCTATGCCGCAGGACCTAGATTAGTTAACGTAAATACACTTACTTGTGTTTTTGCAACAAATACTGCTGAAGTAACTCTTTTTACTGCAGGTGAGAACATTGTACTTACTACTACCGCTGCTAAAGCAGTAGAAGTGCTTACTGCAATTAACGCGGCTATCGCTGCTGTTCCTGGAGGACAAGTTGTTGCTGTAGCTCTACCAGCAGGATCTCAAGTTACTTCTGTAGCAGTAGCATAATAATAATTTATATCAGCCGCGATTAATTTTGCGGCTGATTTATTAAACAAGAAATAAAAATGAAAAAGGTAGTAAAAAAAATTGCTAAAGAGGCAATGAAAAATAAAGAAGTTAAAAAAGCTGTATCTTCAGTAAAGGCTATAGCAAAGGAAATGAAATCTCCTGCTAAAATGTCTGCAACTAAAATGGCTCCGGCTAAAATGAGTGCGACTAAAATGAGTGCTGCTAAAATGAAGAAGTGCTAATATGGCATTCTTAATGAAGGGTGCACCTTATAATATGGATAATACTCCGATCTATAGTACAGACATGGATAATAACATATTAGGTATGGCGCAAAATAATGGAGCAATCCTAATTAATAAAGATGTATCCCCATTAGAATTACAAAAGAATAAAACAATATCTCATGAGAAGGTCCATATAGATCAAATGAAACGTGGTGATTTAGGCTATACGGATACTCATGTTATGTGGAAAGGAAAGAAATATTCCAGAGCAACTATGAAAGAGGGATCTAAGAAATTACCTTGGGAAATGGAAGCTTATAAAAAGCAGTAAATGCACGTGATAATAATACTATATAAATCTAATATTATTTAATCATGAAAAAAGTATTTTTAATTACCGTATTTGCATTACTGAGTTTTAATATTTTTGCTCAATCAAAAGTTAATATTAATAGTTTAATTGGATATTGGGAACCAAATCGCCATGCAACACAAATGGTATTTTGGAAAGATATTAAAAACCAATTACAAGTTGTTGAGTTTAGTACAGTTGATGGAGGACCATTAAGATTATTATCAATAAGAATAGTAAATAATGTATTGGTTATTAAATCAATTTGCGACGAAACAAACTGGACTACGGAATGCAGTTATACATTTATTGATAACAATACTTTAGAATGCATTGTGAAAGGACCAGTTAACGCAACTGTAGTATATACAAGAGTAAAATAAATAACAATTAAAAATAAACAAAATGGCATACAAACAAGATTACGGTAGAGGTAACCGTTCAAAAACCGGATATGGAATACCTGCTGTATTTTTACAAACAGCTGAAGATCCAAAAGTAGAAAAGATGGAAGAGTCTATTGCTAAAAGAAAAGCATTTGGGCCTACGGCGGATGAGCAGAAAAAAGCTGAGGCATTTGCTTCAAATGCTACTAAAGGTAAAGTTATATCTGGAACGGAATTTGATGTTAAATCTGGTAAAACTGCTCCTACAGCTTTTGAAAAGTCTTTAAAGTCTGGTAAAGAACTTGGATTAGAGAAGGCTCCGAATGACATGTTTATTACGGATAGCGCCGGAAAAATCCTTAAGAAGGCAGAAGCTAGAAATCCTGATGCTGTTGAAGCTTTGAAAAAAGAATATGGTAAAATGAAGTCTAGTACTGAAGGAGCAAGAAAGGCTAACACAATGGCTCAAAATTATACCCTAAGTTTAGCCGGAAAATAAAATGAAAAATCTATCAACAACAGGTTATAAAAAAAATAGTCCTGATAAAGATAGACCTTACAATGTAATACCTAGCGGGGAAATCACAATGAAAAACGTAGGTTTCCCCGTTTTGGGTATTGATAATGAAGGCAATTCTAAAGTGATGGAACCAGGCGAAGATTATTCTTTTCCAGGCAATACTGTTTTAGAATTTAAACTTGGAACAAAAAACAAAAGTAAAATATACAATAAAATATTTAAAAAATAATTATGGGACAATTTGGAAATCAACCAGACTTTGCGGCAAAAGTAGATACTATATCGGAAGCTACAACCTTTTATGGGGACCCTAAAGCGGTTTACATAGGAGCAAAAACAACTTCAGGTACAACAGCTTCTATTACTGTAGTCCCTGTTGGGAACACTTCTTATAATTCTAGTACGGGGGTTACTACTTATACTCCAGTTACTTTTTCAGGAGTAAATGAGGGAACTTTTTTACCGGTAATGGTAATTGCTGTAACGGCAGTTAGTAATTTACCGTACTCTAGCATACTATTATACAAATAAATAAATAATAATAATTAACAATTAAATTAAATCAGATGGAAGTAGTAAAACAAATCACAAAAGAACAATTAGAAAAAATCGTAGCTCAGCAAAAAGATCTGCAATCATTATTAACAAGCATTGGAGTATTAGAATCTCAAAAACACGGATTCTTACATCAACTTGGTGAATTAAATAAAATGATTGAGGAATTTAAATCAGAGTTAGAAGCTGAATATGGAGCAGTCAATATTAATTTAGAAGATGGTTCATATACTGAAATGGAAATTCCAACTGAGGAATAATGAATTCTGTAATTCGTAAGATAAGCATTGGATCAGATTATAAAAATGATGCAATGCATTACTCTTTAAATCAAAGCGTTTATGGGGGACATGAGATCTCCCATATACTCTTTGACGAAGAAGACAACTCCTACAATATATATATTAAAAAGGAAGACGAAGTAATGCCGTGGAAGAAGTTTAATTCTAATATGGCTATTTCAGTCGAGTACGATTTAGAATATTAAAGTGACCGGAGTATTTGATTTCATAGTTAAACCTGTGGGGTCTAGGTATGAAAATAGTATTGATATTGATGGTAAAGAATTAATAGTAAATACTAAGATAGAAAGTTTTAAATCTGTCAATAATATTGCTGAAGTGGTTTCGATACCATTGGCATATAAAACAGATATAAAAGTAGGTGATACCGTAGTCATACACCATAATGTCTTTAGAAGATTTTATGATATGAAGGGTAAACAAAAAAATAGTAGATCTTATTTTAAAGAAGATTTGTACTTCTGTAGTTCAGATCAAATATATTTATATAAAACAGATACCGAATGGAAATCATTTGGAGATAGATGTTTTATAAAGCCATTAAAAAATATAGACCATTTAAAGCTTGATAAAGAGCGTAAACTTATTGGTATATTAAAATATGGGAATGACTCTTTAAAAGAGCTCGAAATCAATCCTGGAGACTTAGTGGGTTATACTCCTTTTGGAGAATTTGAATTCATTATAGACAATCAGAGATTATATTGTATGAAATCTAATGATATTGTAATTAAGTATGAATATAAAGGAAACGAAGAGGAATATAGTCCAAGCTGGGCACAAAGCGGTTCTTGAATTAATTAAAGTTGCTGAAGAGGCTATCCTAGATAATGGAGAAGATGATTTAAGCGCAGACAAATTAAAAAATGCTGCCGCAACAAAGAAGTTAGCTATATTCGATGCTTTTGAAATCCTTAGTAGGATTGAAGAAGAAGAAAGAATGTTAGAAGAAAGCGAAAAAGAACCTACGGCTAAAACGTTTAAAGGTTTCGCGGAAGGGAGATCCAAGTAATGTACGAAAATACTTTATTTAAAGTTTTACCAGATTATATTAAACCAACTGTTTTAAAGAAAGAGAATAGACTTAAAACATGGAAGTACGGTTATAACAAACAACATGATATGATTGTTATAAGTAAAACCGGAAAGATTGGTGAGATATATGAAATACAGGATCTAAAAATTGCTTTGCCTTTAATAGAAGATTCATATCAAAGAAACACAAAAAAAGAATTACAATATTGGGAACAATTAGAAGTTCCTAAAGAGTTAGTTAAGATAAAGAATGTATTTGATTGGAATAAATATCCTGATACATTTAAGGAAAAATGGTACGATTACATTGACAATGAATTCAAATATAGAGATGAAGGTTTTTCGTTTTACAGTAATGGAACTCCTACATATATAACAGGTACACACTATATGTACTTGCAATGGAGCAAGATAGACGTTGGTGCACCAGACTTTAGAGAATCAAATAGATTATTCTTTATATTTTGGGAGGCTTGTAAAGCGGATTATAGGTGTTACGGAATGTCTTATTTAAAGAATAGACGTTCTGGTTTTTCATTTATGTCTTCTGCTGAATTAGTTAACCAAGCTACAATGTCAAGTGATTCTAGATTTGGTATCCTATCTAAATCGGGTAGTGATGCTAAAACAATGTTCACCGATAAGGTTGTACCAATATCAATCAACTATCCTTTCTTCTTTAAACCTATCCAAGATGGTATGGATAGACCTAAAACAGAGTTGGCATATAGAGTGCCGGCTTCTAAGTTTACAAGGAAGAAGTTAGATAATAATGAAAACCCTGAAGAACTTGACGGTCTTGATACAACAATTGACTGGAAGAACACAGGAGATAACTCTTATGATGGGGAGAAACTAAAACTTCTTGTACATGATGAAAGTGGTAAGTGGCTTAAACCTGATAACATATTAAACAACTGGAGAGTTACTAAAACTTGTTTAAGATTAGGTAGTCGTATTATCGGTAAGTGTATGATGGGATCAACATCAAATGCTTTAGATAAAGGAGGAGAAAACTTTAAGAAACTTTATTACAATTCAGATGTTACGAAAAGAAACGCCAATG